ATGACAATAACAATTGAAAAAGAATTAACTCAAGATCATATTAAAGTATTAAATGTATTACGCAACACTAAGCACAATATTATTACTAAACAAAATATATTCAATCAACTGAATATGGAGTTTACTAAGAACAATGAAAGATGGTTACAACATACTATTAATAGTTTAGTTGTAGATTATGGCTATCCAATCGGATATAGCTATAAGAAAGATACTAGAGGCTATTTCTGGATAAAGTCGAAAGAACAAAAAGAATTAGCCTTACTAAGTATTAAGCGTCATATTGAGGGCAGTATGAAACGATATGAGGCATTAAAGAAAACTGAGATTTAAGGTGATGTAGTGAGTGCAGCAATTGAAATTATTCAAGAGAAAGTTAGCGATTACGAATTGTTCACTAGATTTAATACTTACTACATTCAATCAAGAATAGCACTCATAGAAAGTGATATAGAAGATATGTATGACCGAACTACACCTAGTTTATGTAGTGATACTGTATCAGAAAGTATTTACTATGAAAGTTATTCCGTTGAAAATCTAGCAATCGCTATATTAGAAGAACGTCAGAAATTGGAACGGTATAAGAGTAGAAGTCAAAGAGATTTAAACGCCTTTTATACTGTTCTAGGGCGTTTCTCTACTAAAGAACAAAAGTATATTAAAAACTATATTAATACACGCTCAGAGGCTCATATGAATGTGATAGAGCGTTTTAAGATTGAACTACACAAATATATTCAAACAAATAGAAATGAGCGTAATAAAGGTATAGAAAACAATTATTCATATATAAATGACAAGCGTCAAAAAGTAAAGACTTATCCTCATAAGTTGACGCTTAACCAAGAGAAAGCACTCAGAGAAAAAGAAGATGGTGCTGCTGAAAAGAATATGAATAAAGATGAGTTTGTAGCAAAGTTGAATGATCTGGATAAGAAATCATTTAAAGAATTTATTTATAACAGAAATGAAAATAATATCGACTTTGAGAAAGTATTGATATTGCTACAAGTTATACCGAAACGATTACCACAAAAAGAGATTAAAAAGCCATATAACTACATAAGAGAAATAGGCTTAAAAACTAATTGAAACGAGGAATTTAATTGAAAACTGCAAAATATTTTGATGAATACAACGAATATGTAATAGGTCAAAGAGAGGGTATCAATAAACTTGAAAAAGAACGTCAGGAACTCACACAACAAATTAAAGAAGATAAAGCTAAATATAAAGAATTAATTGCTAACTCACAAGATGATGAGGCTGACGCACTATATACTACATTTGATAGTAATGAGAAGAAACTGAAAGCCTTAGAGAAACGCTTATCGACTAAAAAAGAAGTATTTGATGAGGCTAGACGTAAAAAGGCAATTGAACTTATTAAACATCAAGCAGATTTACCTCATTTGTACAAAAAAGACAAAGAACGTATATTAGCAAAATTCAAGCCAATTATTGAAGAATTTAACACAGTATTAACTGAAATTAATGATTTAAATGCTAAATACGAAGAAGAGTATAACCGTTACACTATTCCATATCATAGAGAAAACTTTGATGAAGATGATGAAGTAAAAAGGGAATTGCGAAATCACTTTAGAGATATTCTGTACAGTCCATACATTACAGGTATAGAATTACCATTCACAGATCAATACAATCATAAACTTAAATTTAGAGGTGATAAATAATGACTAGAAAACACAATTTAGATAAGGTATCCAATCACATCATGTTAGAAACTGATTTGTCAGATAAAGATCGTGATAAATTATTAGATGTCGTTGAGGCTCAAATTAACCAAAATAATAATGAACAACGTAGAAAAGAATTATCACAAAAATCAAAAAGAGATGTAAGTTTTATGCAGATGGCTAGAGAAAATCGCATTATCAAAGGTTAATATCATACACGCCTATCCTTAGCGATAGGCTCATTTTATTTGTGAGGTGCATACATGAACTTTAAAAGAGTAAACTACTCACTAACCTATCATGAAACTAAAATATCTGAATATACTTTGCTAACAGAATATAACCCTAAGTTTATAAATACCAAGATTAAGGCCATTACAACACAAATAGAGATGATGTATCACTTAAATATTTCACACATGACCACAAGTGATGTTCATGGCGTTGTGTCTATATCATACCCACTAGAAAAGCTAGTGATTAATATAATTGATGAAAAAGAAAAGTTACATCGTTTCAAAGCTAAATCGAATAGAAACATGCAGCAATTAAAACAGGTTATTAAGCGATATACACCTAGTGAACAAAAGGAAGTCATGTATTACATGCAGTCTAATGGTTCAACGATAGATTATAGCCTAATAGAACGCCTACAACGTGATTTATACGCTTATAAGCATAAAGTAAGTGTTGTTACATGATGTTGGATAAACAAGTGATTAAACAGTTTATAATGGACTATCACAAAGAGAAAGCGTCAAATGTTGTAAGCTATGATGATACTGATATAGATGATTTCTTTTCACTGAGTGATGAAGTCGAACCCTTTGCACTAAACGAGAATACTGGAAACCAAGTGTTTTTTAATGAATTAGATCAACTTATTTATGCAGTAGGAACTAGAAGGGAATACTACATATTTTTCTTACTATGTGAAGGAAAATCAATGAATGAAATTGCAAAGATATTCAATTTAAGTAGAGAAAGAATACGTCAACTATTGAATGGTTTATTAGATAAATTATAGGAGGGATAACATGAGTGATTTAAACCCTAGACAAGAAAAGTTTATATCTGAATACCTAAAGACACTAAATGTAACACAAAGTGCAATTAAGGCTGGTTATAGTCCTCATACTGCAACTGTACAAGGTAGTAGGTTGCTTAAGAATGAAAAAGTGGCTAAGTACATTGATGAGCAACGTAAGAAAGTGATTGATGAAGGTGTACTATCTGCTAACGAACTACTTCATATCCTAAGTAATGCAGCAGTAGGAGATGAGAGTGAAGTAAGAGAGGTCGTTGTTAAACGTGGTGAGTTTCAACGCAACCCAGACACTGACAAAATGAACTTAGTGTACAATGAGCATGTAGAAATGGTGGAAGTACCTATTAAGCCTAGTGACCGTTTACGTGCTAGAGATATGTTAGGTAAGTATCATAAGTTATTTACTGATAAGAAAGAGTTATCTACGGACACACCAATTTTTATTAATATAGGTGAGTGGCCAGAAGATGAGGAAGAAGAAAAACGTAAAGCACTAGATGAAATACACGAACAACACCCTAATAGAACAATGATTATTAATGATATTCCAGATGAGGACTGATAAGCATGAGGTAGAAATTACTACATCGATATTCATTGATGATGTGCATGAAAAAGATTAAAAAATGATTATGAAAATAGTACTTACTCAATTTTGAGTAGGTGCTTTTTATTAAGTTTTTGATTAACCAAAACTATTGCTCAAAAAGAATATAAGCATATTTTTATTAATAAATAATTAAGGTATTGGTATTTTACAGTACCTTTATTTTGTATTTAGTTTTAATTAAGGAATTAGTTTGTTAGTATCAAATTTAAAGATATCTAGGAGGGAATATAAATGGGGTCAGTTCTCACTGTTGCTTTAATATTCTTAATTTTAGCTCTAGTCTTTAAATCTCTTAAGAAAAAGAAGTAAGAGAGATATACATATTTGAGTAGTGTTAATTTTAAGTTATAAAAAGTAAGCGTTTTCTGTTTACATTTAGAGCCTTTTATAAGATAATAACCATAGCTACTAAAATTTACTACTCAAAATCGAGTATCCTTTAAAATGACTGTATCCTTTGGGTGCAGTCTTTTTGTTTATAACTTGTCAAAACTTTACATTTCACACAATAACAAACGGACTTAAAAGTCCACTTGTAACCAGTACCTTAAAATAGGGAAGTGGTTTGATAAAACAAAAAGCGTACCTCAAATTAGGGGTACCTTTTAATTATATGTAATGAGCTCAAATGTGAGTTTGTTATTATAAATGCATTTACTAAAACCAATTTGGATTAAGGGAATATATTGAAAGTTGTATTTCGCTTCTAAAAGCTGATACGTCAAGTTAGCGTATCAGAAATTTAAATATAGACTTATTAATCAATTTAATAGCTGACGCACTAAGTTAGTGCATTAGAAAACCGAAATGTCGGTTATCTAATTCAGAAAAGAAGTTTGTGGCTTCTCTGCGTAGTCAAAATGGCAACGCAGCATACATAATGATCTAGTATTAGTTTTATTATCCCCAATGTGGGGAGTGAGAATGTAAACAATTTATAGATACTGTAAAAATTGTAGACAATGAATAAATTTAATGCGTATAATAACATTAGAAGTTGTTCCCTTATGAAGCACTTCTATATTATATTTTTCTATATGTGAGTCATTTTTTCTTGGCTATGTCCATTGGGCATAGCTTTTTATTTTATTGTAGATAAATATATAAATAATGAGATAATAGCAAAAGAGGTTTAAGACCTCTAACTTCTTTACGTACATATAGAGTTTTAACTCTATCTCAACTACATAGGAGCTAGCCTTAATTGGTTAGCTCCTTTTTTGCGTAAAAAAACACTCTCAACTTAGCTTATGACGGACTAAGTGAGAGTGTAGATGAAAAGTAAGGAGTGAAACGTTTTTATTACTTTATTGCATACAAATTAATGATTTTTTTATTATAATAGTGTGGCTAAATAAAAATTAGTGTGTAATAATGATAAATGAGATTGTCTAACTGGCGATTCTTTCCTTTCCATTAAGTATTTCTTCTCCATCGAAAATACTGTATGTTTAGGCAATCTCGACACTTTAAAAGCTTTCATAAATAGCATAACTCTTTAGGGGCGTAAAGCCCCTTTTTGTATGCGAAAAAGCCTCACTAGTACACGACTAGTAAGACTAAGTTTCAATGAAAGTAATGTTAACTACGAATTATTTTAACATACCTCTACTTTATTTAATAGACATATACTTTATGTAACCTTTCGTGAGAGGAACTGCATGAAAAATTCATTTAGTTAGTGGAGAAACATGACGCTAATTGATCTAATGACGGATAAGGAAATAGAGATATGGAACGAACTACATGCAGCAGAAAGGGTAGGTATTATACTACCCTTTAATTTAATGTTAGTGAAGAATGGTGTAGATAGAAGAATAGTGCCATCTGTGAAGTTAAATGATGATAGGATATTTATAAATAATAATTAAATACGATTACACAGTATTTTTGATAAAATCGTAAAATTTAAGGAAGAAAATAAAAAGGCTAATAAAATTTTCAAACCTTAATTATCTTATTAATAACATATGAAATTAGAATATTAAGTCATATATAATAATTAGTTTAAATATAGTTTGAAAATGACATAAAGAGAAAAAAAGAAAAAATTAATAACTTTTCTATTTTATTATTCAAACCTTCAAAACCACAAAAATAAATGTTAAACTTTTTTATAGTTTTTTTATTTAATCATAAAAATTTAGAAAGGAAATTATAAA